AATCCCTTGACTGGATCGTCAAGCTCAAGAAATTGTGTATTTTCGGCGTTGGTTAGGTCAAAGCCTATTTCAACCGTGTAGTTCTGGGCCATTAGCTTCCTGACCTAGCAAATACCGTTCCAGATGAGCGTTCGTATTTCAGGATTTCATTTACTATCTGCTGACCAATCTGAGTGCCGTCTGCGCCTAGACCAGCGTTGACAACCAACTCAAAGTAGTTATTTACTCCTGGGCTTCCCAAAGCCCCAGCCCTAGGAATCAGCTCAGCAGATGATAGACCCGAAACAATGCCACCTAGGTCAAAGCGCATACCCGAAAGCAAATCAGTCTTGATTGCCTCAAAAACATTACGCTTGAACAAGATACCGATGCGAGCAGCTTCGCCCTTGACGACATCCATTGCGGCAGTTGCGCCATCAATTAGCTTTTGAATCTGCATGACTGAAGCGATGTCAGCAGTCTGCGCTTTAGCTACAGCGCTTTCAGCTTCCTTTAGAACTTGCTCAGCAGCTCTAATAGGAATGTCAATTGCAATGTTTAGGCTGTTCTTGAAAGTCTCGCTAAAGGTCTTAGCCATTGCAATGGCTTGGTCATAAAGCTGCTGTTGTTCTGACCGAATTCCGTCTATCAGACCGAATGTCATGTCCCGACCTGCGTCATACATTGTCTGACCAACATCCAAGCCCAGTTCAGCACCCAGCTTGTTTATTTCACTAAACAGGCTATTGATTTCACCAATAGTCTCAGAGCCACCTTCAACCAAAGCCTGAGCAGTCTCACCACCAGCTTCAACACCAGCCTGGACCAAATCGGAGAACAGCATTGGGTCTAGACCCATGTCGCGTAGCTTGACCAGGTTGGCTGCGAAGTCGCGAGCCTTCTGGGTCATCGTCTTGAATTCTTCGACTAGAGCTGCTGACTTGCTAGTCGTCTGCTCAATCGTCTTTTCGTAAGTCCTGGTGACCGTTACACCGAATTCCTTCAGTGTGCTTCCAAGCTTGATAACACCCTCGGAAACCTCAGTAATTGTTACTTTTTCGGTTTCGTTCTTTAGCCTGCTGAACAAGCTTGTCAGCTTCAATGCACTGGTTAGAGCGCCCTGGTATTCCTTGATTAGCGATTCTGATAGAGCTGCCCTCTTGGCTAGGTCATCGCGGCGCTTAGCAATTTCTTGCAGTGCCTTTGATTCAGTATTGACCCATGCGCTTAGACTGCGGAAGCTGGCATCTGTAATAAGTCCGCTGCGGACGGCAGATGTTAGTTCTGACTGAATTCCAGAAATTGTGGAAACAATTGCTTCTTCAAATCGTCCTAGCTCGCGCTCAAAATCTGGCAGTATCCGAATGTTTGTTAGGTTGTCTAATGACCATCGTCTAAAGTCCTCAGCCCTAGCTTTGACATCTGCAAGGGCGTCTTCGGCTTCTTTTGCTGCACTCTTTAGAGACTTGACATTTGATTCAATTGCTTCTATGGCTGCATCTCTAGCTGCTTTATTTGCATCTGCAAATTCTTTAGCTGCTTCAGCGGCTTCCTTTATGCCATCAGCAGTTTTGTTGAACTGTTCTTGTAATTTTCGTAAACCAGAGGGGCCTGTAGCAATAATTCGCTTATAGGTTTCTTCCCATTTATCTGCCCCAAGAATTGCCTGAATAAGTCCTTCGCTGGCCTTCATAGACCTGAGCTTGCTTGCAGCAGCTTGCTTTGCTACCTCCTCATTCAATCCCTCAAAGAAACTCTTGCCTGTTTTAGATCCAGTAGTTTTTGAATCTGTCTCTGCAAATAGCTCATTCAGTCGCTTTTCAAGTTCGGCCTTGGTATTGCTCAAACCGACTGCTGCGCTAAGAGATAGCACCTTTGTAATGTCAATAGCAGCTAACCTGGCATAGGTTGAAATAAGCTCAAAAATTTCTTTCCAGTTAGGTCTTTTCAGAGCTTCTTCAATGAAGGCGGCGCTTAGGCCCAAATCCTCCATGCTTTGCTTAGCATTGCTTTTTTCAATTGCATCGTCAATGTCTTTGAATACGCCAGCTAGACCACCAAGCTTGCCCTCTGCGTTGACTGCACCAGTCGCAATTCCTCTTAGTGAGTCCTCTAGCTTTTGGCCTGATTGTGATGCCTCTAGTTGAGCAGCGCTCATTCTTTGAACTGCATTTAGAGCAAAGGTAGTATCGTCATAGAACTTACCCATTGCGGTTTCGTTTTTATAGGTAAGTCTCTCTAGGTATCCCTCAATGTCGGTAACTTCTAAACCGAATAATGCACCTAGCGCTCCTGCATCTGCGCCTCTTTGTAGGGCAGTAAAGTCAAAACGCTCAAGTTGCAAAAATGCAGCAACAAGATCGAGGGCTTCTTTTGTTGCTCTACTCAGACTTGATGTAGAAGCATCAAGGGCCAATACTAAAAGATTGCCTATTTTATTTGCAGCATCTAAAACTGGAACGGTAATTGCACCCAGTATGTTGACGAACATACTAAGCAAATCAATAACTTGTTGTAGCGGGGCTATCAATAGGAAGAACGATTCGCCTAGAACCTTGATGAATGGAGCCAGGGACTCTATAGCACCGCCAAGAGAGTTGGCAATGTCAACGACTTGTGGACCGAATTCTTGAGCTAGGTCTGCAAAGATGTTGTTTACTTCTGCCAGTGGCTTTTGTAGTGGTGTTCCAAAAGCAACTTGTAAATTGCCAACAATGGCATTTAGTCGCTGTTGTGATGCGTAAAGAGTGTCAGAAGCTCTAGCGAAAGCACCAACAGCATCATCGGCTCTTTCAAACAGCATTGTGAGACGAGCTTGGGCTTGAGCCAGCGCTAGTGCCTCACCCTCCAGGTCGCCCATTCCTTCAGCAGCAAGACGAGCATTTACTTCGCTTTGCTTCATAGCGACACCGAACTTTTCAATCGGGTCGTATTCACCACGGAATAGGGCTGTGATAGCTAGAAGGGCAGTCTGTAGGTCATAGCCATAGGTAGTCGCCAAGTCTTGTGCAAGTGTTACAAGTCTTTCGGTCTGATCTGCTGATTGCTGAGTTGTAAATCCGTATTGTTTTAGAACAGAACCTAGGAACACTGAAGCTTGAGCTGCTTGGCTTTGTGATAAACCGTAGTTCTCTACCTGCTTTGTAAAATTACGAATTTGCGGCGTGATGTTTTCAAATACCTGGTTTAGACCAAGCAGGTTTCTTTCAAACTGAGCAGTTGCATTGACCGAATCTATTGTGAATTGTCGGGCAGATGTAAGGGCAGAAAAAGCTCCAAATGAACCAGCGGCTAGACCAATTTTTCCAGCTAGGCTTTCAAAGTTGCCAGTTAGTCCCCTGAGTGCGCCAGAAGCCTGTTGCAGACCAGCGCTGCGAAAGACCGAAAGAATCGGGAGTATCAGGTTCTGTAAAGCCATTACTGTTCCAGCCTTTTGTTCATCATGGTAATAACATCATTCATCAACTGAGAAGCATTTGTTTTGTGCTTGCTCATGTATTTTGTCATAGTTGGCCAGGCATACCTAGAAGCCTTGCCTTGTCGTCTGTTGTGAGCGCGTTCATCCAGCACTCTAAGCCAGTTATCAATTGCCTTCCCGCGATCAGGAGTAATGATGTGGCGTTTGGTAACTACGCCCCTACCAAACAAATCTGTTTGATATTCACGACTAAAACTTCCAATGGCTTTTCTTGCATTATCACTTTTCCCAGCCATATCAGCCACAATGTAAGCAGGCGCTTTTACTAAAAGCCTAACTATTGAGATAGTTCCATCCTTTGCTGTTGCTAGATTGCGGAGTGCCTTGCCCTCAGTTCGATTTTTGTAATTGACATCAATGCCGCGAGAAGAAGTCCCCATGGCAACACCACGAGAGTAAGATAAATGCGCTCTGTTGTAGTTTGTGGACATTTTGTCATAGGTCCTGCCCCTACGCTTAGGAGCGCCTAGGGGACCATGAATGCCGACTGATCTGAACACCCTTCTCAGCTCATCGCGAGCTGGGGTTCCAAGTTGGCGAGCGTCTTTTTTGAACTTCTTCAAAGCCTCTGGACCGAGTTCGTTCAAGGCTTTTTCAAGGCTTTTTAGGTCAGATAGAACGACTACCGCTTTTGAATCTTGCAAGCCCAACTCTTTTAGAGCGTTGTAATCGCCAATTGCCATACCACTTGCGCCAGCTACTCTGGCCCAGCCACTAGCGGCGGACATCGTGTATGACCGAGTTAGCGAGCCAAGAATGGAAGCTAGAAACAAGGGGAACCGCCTTACTTTAGGACAATTCTACCGCAATGAGAAAAACCGCCCCCGAAGGGGCGGCTCTCATTTGCTAACATTCTTAGCTACTATCCAGCGATACATAGTCCACAACATCCTGTCGCTGAGTTGCATCAACTCACGCGGAGAGATGTGCGTCTCTACTGCAAGAGCGGCAATGAACCAGTGTGCGGATTCATCACCAAGACCCGTTATTTTGGGTCTGTTTCTGATTCTCCTACGCTTTCGACTGTATCCAGCCAAGCCTCGAAGTCCAGAGTTGTTGCTTTGCGGCGGAACTCGCTATGCCAGGCTAGGAACAACAAGTGTCCTAGACGCTGGCTAGTAGCGAGCGAGCCGATTGGGACATTGAATTTGTCCTCAAAGGCAACCAGGTCAGCAGCGCTGGCCGTGATTTCTTTTTTAGTTTTGTCTGCGAACTGAATTACTAGGTTGAATCGCATTTCTATTCCTTACTACGCTGTTGCGTAAGTTACTGCTCCCGTGGTTGGGAACGACACCGAGAAGGTGCTTAGGTCGCCCACTGCACCCGAAATTGGGGTGAAGGAGTTGATTAGCACTGTTGCAGTATAGCGAGGAGTCGTGGCCGATACAGCCGTTCCGTTTCCTGCGATCAGGGTTACAGTGCCGATGGTTCCAACTAGGTCTTGGAACAGGGTAGATACAGCTCCAACACCAAAGTCAGAGTGGAAGTCCAGGGAAACGGTTCCAGACTTTAGTCCGCCGATTACCTCTGTCCAGCCATTAGAACCGAAGTCTGTTACATCAACCTCGGCTGAATTTAGAACAAGTTCAGCACGAGCTACGCTTGGGCTAACTGTTCCTCCGTTTAGGGTCACTGTATTTGCAGTGACAACGAATTTTGCCATTTATTTTTCTCCTTATGCAAAGACGGTGACTGTGAATTCAGCCGCCAGATAGGTTTGGTCGTTTATTGTTATAGAGCCAATCGAAGTAGCGCGTTCAACCCGCAGGTCATACACCAACCCCGAAAGGGTCTTATCTGATTCTATCGCAGCTTTCACACTCTCTGAGCCTGTCGGACTGCAATAAGAATCAAGTTTCCGCTGCATCTGCCTCTCAGCCGCACGGCCTACGATAACGGTTGCAACGAAGTTATAGGTCACTAGACCACCATTGATAGCCCCATCGTATTCAACGCTCTCCATGTTGACGATACCGATTGGCGGGGTTGGATTGTCTGGCACTTCAGCAGATGCACGAAGCCCGCTGATTGTTGCCAGATTGGTTGCGATGCCCTGTCGAATCGCGCTTATGTCAGCCACTAGGCCATCCTGATTTTACGGAACGGAGCAAGCAGTGATTCAATGTCTGGATCTGTTCTGCTTACACGAACTACGCCAATCTCACCGAATCCAGCGACACCAAGAGGGGAGTCATAGCGCTTGAATTCGCGAACAGATAGGAAGTTACAAGCCTGACGAATGTCAGTAGGAACAGCAGTTCCATAACCGAATAGTCCAACAATCTGAACGGTAGCTTCACCCTGTGAGTCTGGGAAGTTGACAGTTGGGAACAGATAGTCACCAACAGCACGAATGCGAGTGTATGGCGTGTAAACGCCACCAGCAATGCCGTTTAGTGGCTCAAGCTGATAGTCAGATGTTTTCCAAGTGGTGTCAAAGCTGCCATCGGCATCTGTTGAAGTCTTTAGGGTTGTTAGAGTAACAAGGTCGTCAATCTCTACAAGATAAGAGTCATTGGGTGTGTAAACACGGGTAGCTGAGCCTGCGGTAAAAGTTCTTTCGCAATAGCGCTCAATGTGCCTGGAGGCTGATTCAATACAGCGCTCAAGTAGTCCGTCATCTTCTGTAACTGCCGTGCCTAGGCGCAGAATGTCCTTGACTTCTTGCAGGGTGGTGTAGCCATTAGTAATCGCCATGGCTTTAGTTTACCTCATAGACCCAGGGATTGAATAAAGTCTCTAAGCTCTCTTGAAGCCTCGGAATCATGGCTGTGGTCCCTACGAACCCCGCTAATTGTCTGATGGTTAGTTCCTAAATCGTGAATCATCCGAGTTGTGCTGGCTAAATAAGGCTTGGCATTGTTTTTTACACATAAAACATAAAAAGCATGATCATTCCATCGTAAATCTGAGGGCATTAAGCTCCAATAGTGTTTTATGTTCTTGTTGTATCCGACTACTCCCCCAGGGGCAAAGTTTCTATCTCCATAGTTTGATGGAATCCAATTATTAGGCCATTGACCACCCTGTAAATAAAGGATTTTGTCAACTATAAAGTCAGCACTGTCCTGCGCCGCTTGTTCTACCTCGTCAAAAGCATCTGGACTGAATTGGTCGTCTATTCCGCAACCGAAAATCCAATCACCATCAGTTGCCTCTATGCCCGCATACCAAGGCCCGTGAACCCCAGAAGCATCTGCTTGTATGTGCTTGACTGAATTTTTGTATTTATCTGGAACAGATTCAATAAGGCCAAAATGATTATCAAGGGGGGTCGCAAGCACAATCTGGTCTGGCTGTCTGTTTAGCTTTTCTACTGCTGCCCACCATCTGCTTGTGTATTGAGCGTATTGACTGCCATACAGAGCCGTAACGATTGAGATTGTTGTCATAGTGCAGTTTCCCAAAATTTTCGTCCAGCATTGCTGACCAGCTCGGCCATAATTTCTGGCTTATCCCACCCTGGTATTGAACTGATGCCAACTTGATCATTTAGATGCACTTGGCAGCCCGACAGAACGGCCTCAATGACGGTTCTAGGCTCGGCATCAAAGTCATTTGGTAAAAAGACGAAGTGCTTGGCACGAGCCATTGTCTCCAGCACTTGCTCCCTAGGCTTGTTCCAATACATCACCAGCGGTATGCGGTTCTCCTCGGCCCAGCGCATAGCATTGTCGGGTCCCTTCTGATGATGAAGCCTTCCAGCCCATAGAGCAAAGTCCTCTTTAGGTTTGCTTTTGAAGTCATCAGGATTGTGACTAGAGATTATCCAAGTGCTTGACTTAGGGTTTGTCCAACTGAGTTCTATTTCTAGATGCTTAGGCGTGTGGCAGATAAGAACCTGGGCTGAGTCAATAAGCAACTGGCGAGCAGGAGTTCGGGTCTGCTTGTGGTGAACCATTACGACTGGATTCTTGGTAGCCAACTGAGTCATAGCCTCATCGGTCAGCAGGTCTGTTCCAGTGATGATGAGCTTGTCAGCATCCATGGCTTCTTCCCATTGATCGGGACTGAATACCTTGACTTCATGTGGTGCGGCTTCTAGATAGCGAGCATCGCTCATCTCTGCTCCACCGCGATACTTCCCAGGGATTCCGTTTATTGTTTCTATCTCTGTTGGTAGATGGTGACTAAGCCAAGCAATCATGCGAACAATCCCTTCAAGAATGGCGTCCACTTCCATTGCCATAGATGGCTAAAGTCAAAATCCTTAGCAAATTCCACCGAGGCTTGATTGACACCACGCTCTGCGTGATAAGCCTTCTC